CAGTTTGAACACGATCTGCTGCTGTCTGGACGGCATCAGCACTGGTGGCTATCCGGTCGAGGCCGGTTTGCACTCTGTCTGCTGCTGTTTGCGTGGCATCGGTAGATGTCAAAGCGGCATTTGCAGAAGATGATGTCGCTGCTGTTTGCGAGGCTGTAGCTGAAATCGAGGCGGCTGATGCGTCTGAGTTAGCTGAAGCTGCGCTATTGGCGGCTGCGTTCTTGCTGACTAGGGCTGCTGCTGCACTTGCGGCGGCATTGGTTTCTAAGGTTTGCGCTGCGTTCTCGCTGGCTAAAGCAGCTTGTTCTGACGCTAGAGCCGCTGCGGCTGATGCACTTGCGGAGCCTTGAATCTGGGTGCTTGTGCCTGTGTTCTTGAAGAAACTACTGTTCGCCATCGTTACCTCTAGTTCGTGTTATAAGATGATTGGAAGTCTGTGTAGGTGTAAGTTGGCTGAATAGCTTGCACACCACCATTCATCTCCTGATCATTTGACTGCTCTTGTATCTCAGAGAGGAACATTCCGTATTTCTGCTCGAACATGGGCGCACGTTCATCTAGGTAGTAATCAGCAGCATAGGTGAGACCCGCATAAATGATTAGGTCAGGTGCCACAGCAGCCAGCGTGTTCTCATCAGTGTTCAGTACCATCGGTGTGAACTCGCCGTAGTAATAGAGAACTAGGCTTCCAGAAGCAGGCTCTGGGTGAACATATAGGTTCTGCTGCTGACGTATGAACTCTGTAGGGTTTCCGGCAATAGGGTTTGCAGCCACTGCTCTATACTTAGACATAGGGATACGCTGAAGCTCAACGTCATCGTAGTACAGTGAGATGATCTCAAGGAAATCTAGCGGCAAGGTCACTGTGGGTGTCCTAGCTGTGATTGTGTATGTTGACACGTTCTCATTGAGTGGGGTTCTAAGCTGTCTTTGAATACGGGCAATACCTTGGTCAATGAAAGTAGTCGTTAGGGTTGGAGTGATATCGTTTCTGTTGAGAAGGTTGTTAAAATGACTTTTGATATCGCCGTAGTTCATGGTTTAAACCTGCTTTTCTGTTGCCATGAAGCCGTCAAGGTTTTCTGCCTTTAGCTTCTTTATGATTTCTTTAAAAGGAACTGATCCGTCCATTATGTCGAAACCCTCTTTCTTCCATTTCTCGACAAAGATGGTTGGGATCGAGGCGACATGCTGATAATCACCCTCGCGTCTCCCCATGCTGCTGTCGCGCTTGTCTTTTAGGTCATCGAGAAATGCTTGGCTTATGTTCTGGCTGTCTGTTCTAACTAAGTTTCCAGCCTCTTCACTGAAGTCGTTTTGCACTCCAACAAGGTCAATCTTTTTATTCATTGTTATCCCCTTGGTGTTTAGACAAAAGAAAACCCCCAGAAGCATGAGCCTCTGAGGGTTTGTGTAGGCGTGAGGGGTAGCGGTAAGGAGAGCAGAATCCGCTAGGACTCCCCTCACTCCTATCCGCTACACTTAGGTCAGTGCGTTGATCTGGCCTGATCCAAGTGGATTCTTGTGCATGAGGCCGAGTTCCCCGACAACCATGTGGGTGTCTGAGTCGCCTGTTTTTGCAAGTAATGTACGCGCAAACGGACGAAGAGACGCTGTGCGCCACATTGATGGGTCAAGAAGGAACGCATGGTCTGTCATCTGATGGCGGTTAAGTACCACCTTGTACTCACCGAAGGGGCTGACGTACAGATTGACAACATTCGTGAGGGTTTTGTTACCATCATTGAACTCACGGGTACGCCCAGCGGCACCTGTGAAGGCAGAAATGATAAGAGAATCTGCGGGCTTGACCATTAGGATGCTCGCGTCTCCACCATTGTTGTAGACGTTCTGACCAGTAGTTGTGATCATGGCTTCAGTTAGAGCCGCTGTACCACCAGCAGTAGTGTTAGCTGCACCAATCAACTGATCGGCTGAGTCCATCTCACGGGCTGTTGTGGCGTTACCAGCATTACCTGCGTTAGAAGAACCAACAAAGGCGAACTCTACGTCTTTCTTGATTTCTTTTAGGGCCTTAGATAGCTGATATGCTGTTTCTTTAGCTCTACCGTAGGCTTTTACAGCATCAGCGGTTGCTGATACTTGGAAAGTCTTTTGTAGGATCTGGGTGTTACCAGTGATCATGGTTGTTGGGATTGCTGTACCTGCTGACGCTGTAAAGCCCTCAAGCTGTGCGTTTGCGGCTGCGGCGGCGAGTGAGTCTGTCTGATATTGATACTGACGCGCATGTACTTTCTCTGATTTGATCATAGAGTACATAGGTGTATCGGTTGGTGTGATATCAGAAATGATGTTAGATACGTCCTCAGCGAGGCCGATCTGTTCGTAGGTTTTGTAAATTGCCATTGTGGGGTTTTTCCCTTCTTATCTGGCTGTGTGGTTTTATGCTTCCCAGTTACCTAAGATAGCTGCTGCAATGTCATCGAGGTCACGACCACCACTCTGCACCATGCGCTGCCGAGCTTTCTCGGCTGATGCTTTTGCAGATGACTTATTGTCTGGTGAGCGTTTACTACGAAGAACCGTTTTGGAAGCTGCACTCTTTTTCTTCTTTACCAAAGCTACTTTCTTACCTTCGTCATACAGTCGAGCCTTGTTGATCAACATGATCACCGCTGGGTCTACATACTGGTCAACTTGGTCTTGGGGCAGTCCGTTGGATACAGCGTAACTACGAATGTCGTCATACAACTTGTTACTCCAGTCGGGTAATTCCTCTTGGAGCTTAGATACGCAATCTCTAGCAGCGTCCTGCATTGCGGTCTTTTGCTGTTGTTTGATGTCACTGTAGAAAGTGTCTGCTTCTTCATTAAGAAACTTCAAGTCATTGAAAGCGTCTTGAGCTTCTTTTCTGAGTTGAGCAAAGTCTTCCGTTTCCATTGTCTTGCTGGCAACAAGCATGTCTACTTCTGAGTAGGGCTTATAGCGTTCTTGAGCCTTTTCCAGCATCTTTTGGAAAACGATATGGTTCTTCTCGATGCTTGCCTCAACATCTTTACGTTGAGAAGCGACAAGCTGAGACTTTTGGGTGAGACTAGCTTCTTGACCTGCCAATCGCTTGAGATTTGCCAAAGATACCTTTTTAGATTCCCCAGCAACGACAACATCAATCTCAAGATCATCAGACAGTTCAACAGGTTCACCACCTGCCTCATCATCCTCTGTATCATCTTCTGTATCATCGTCTTCTGTTTCCTCTTCATCAGGGTCTTCTGCGTCCTCATCAGGATCGTCAGTTTCAGTAATCTCTTCTTCCTCAACAGTGTCCGTGGTCTCTTCTGGACTCTCTTGAGGTGCCTCTGCTTCGTCTTCAGATGGCTGGTTCTCAGCGTCTTCCCACTTCGCAAGGATGGCTTCTTCTGCATCGAGGGGGAAACCCTCATTCGGGTTGTTGTTTTCTTGCACGTCAGACATGGTGCTATTCAACCTCTTCGTTGTTGTCACGATCATTCTTGGCGATAATCTCGTTCTTCACCGATACTTGCTGCTGCAAGGTCGAAACGATATCTACCAAGGCTCTGTAATGTGCATAGCTACGCTCTCGCGCCTCTGTGTCCTCTGGCTTAGAGTTTACAAACGCTTGGAAAGTGCTTTGCACCATTCTGTCGATAGTCCCAGAGAAAGCCTCAGTGCCTAGTATCTGCTCTGATGCTTCTCCGTGACGAATCAACTGCTCTTCTTCGTTACTCATAGTCTCTCCTTATCCCGTTGGGGATGCGATACCTCTCAGGTCTTCAGCAGTGCGAAGTATCTCTAGCTCATTACTGTCAATGAACTGCTTGAACTTGAACTGCTGCTCTTTGAGGTCTTGGTTGTCGCTCTGTAGAGCGTGTTGTGCTTGTGCTTTCATTTGCTCAAGCTCCATCTTCATCTGCGCGATCTGCGCGTCTACCTGTGCCTTCGCCTCTGCGACTGCTGTCTGGCGTTCTTGAAGCTCAATTTGCTTCTGTGCCATTTGCATCTGCATCTCTTGTGCAGGGTCAGGCTGTGGCGGCGGTAGCTGATCAGGCGGTGTTAGGTAATCACTGACATTCATGATGCCAGCCTTCTCCATTACATCCTTAACCAGTGCGTAGGCGTTCTGAGGCTGGTACATGCCTTGCAGGATTGGGTCTTGTGAGAACATCTGGTGCATCATTAGATGCTTCTGGCTCTCTGCTTCCTGCTCACCATATCCAAGGTGTAGCTGAACCATAACGTCTCTCTTACTCTCCCATACTGATGGGTTCACCTGCACATACTCACCTGACAAGTCGATGATCTTTTGCTGATCTTCATTCTCGACAACAAGCTGGTAAATTAGGTGGAAGAGTGGCTTGACGAATTGGGCAGCGAAGTTCCTTGCGATGATCTTCTGCCGCTGCTGCGACATGGTGGCAAGCTGCTCAACCATTGCGGCACTATTTTGGTGGCTTATAGCATCTTTGTTCAACCCTTGGCTGAGTCTGCTGACACCTGAGTTGTCTTCTTTGTCTTCATCAAGAAGCTGTAGTGTCTGGAATACAAACGGGTTCAGAGATGCTTGCGGCATTGGGCTAATAGCATCGACCCTGCTGACATTAACCAGACCACCGACACGGTTGTCGATAAGTTCGCGTGGGTTTGTCAGGCCACCTTTGACAACCATGTACCGTGGGTTATTGGTGATCATTGCGTGGTCTAGGATCGACCTAGTTAGGATTGTCCGTGCGTTCTGGGTTGCAACTAGCTTCTCTGCAAAGTTGCTGCCGTAAAAAGCATGGGGGATAGGAAGAGGTGTAAAGACCACAAACGGTAGGCGGTCTACTTCTTCTTTCTCTAGGATTGCGTTTCCGGCCTTCAAGATGCGGTGCAGCTTGGCAATACCAGTACCCTCGATGTCGAGGTTGATGTAGATTTCATAGACCATGATCGTGCGAACTTGGTCTTGGTAGCCTCGACTGCTATTGCCTCTATCTGAGCCAATGTTGTCAAAACGTGCCAAAAGCTCTGCATCTGTCTCTAGCTCTACATCCTCATGAGACTCACCTATGCTGTCTAGGATATCTTCATCGAAGCCCATGTCCCGAAGCTCTGAGAGCGTCTTGCGTGTTCTGTGCGCTACGAAGTTGGCTTTCTCTAGGCTTACAGCTTGGCTCTCTATCAAGAACTCTTCTGGTGGAATAGCCTCAACGACAACCTGACTTGTGGAGACTGGTGAAGATACTACACCACTAATCAAGCCGTTTTCGTCCTCATCACTCTCGACAAGTTCAACATCGTCTTCAGCTAAGACCATATCGAGTTCGCTTTGGGAAAGACCCTCGAACTCTTGTAGGTCTTCCTCACTACTCTCCTGCCAGAACACTTTTGCAATACCTGCTCTGGCTACAAGGCCATCGTGGATCACTGAGCGAAATAGACCGAAACCATCATTTTGCCGGAACAATACGAAGTCGGTATACGCGCTACAGACAGACGCTAATTGCACATCTTCTGGACCTTGCGGTGCAAACTTAACGATGCGGCTACCGCTAGAGAACGTCTCCAGCAGCGCGGCTTTCATGGACTCTACTGTGTCATAGACATCCTGAGAGACGTATCGGCTGTTGCCATCATGCGCTGGCTTTGGAAGCGCGGCATTGTAGTAGTCAGTGACCTTCTTACGTTCACGGGCTAGATCACTATCGAATGAGCCGATGGACTGCCGTATGTTTGAGTCCAGAATAGCTACAATCTCATCGTCTTCTAGCTTTTCGTATTCTTCTACTTTTGCCATATCTTAGACCATTTCCAAGTAAAGTTCATGTGGTGTCTCCACGGGTTCCCAAGCTCCTTCGTGAACATGGTTTGCCAGAGCAAGAGCCATCACACAGTCATCAAAGCAAGAAGGTTCAGCCTCCATCGCACCCGTTTCGGTAACGATGTAAGTCATGAGTTCTCTGATCGTCACGGCATCATTTAGCTCTAACTCACCCTCGCGTAATGCTGCGCGAAGCTGGTCTATGATCAGAGGTTTTGTCTTTGAAGATGTAGTGAAGCCGAGCTTGACTGTTTCTCGGTCTGTGAGCTTGTCTACCTGCACTTCTGTGTAGAAGTTAGGATAAGCAAAGTCTTTCCCAAGTCGTGTGCAAGTCAGGATGCCGTGAGAGTTGTTCTCAACGATGATAAACGCTTCATTGTAATACTCGCCAAGTGCTTTAAGGACTTGGGCGAAGTAGTCAGGGTGGACATGACCACGCCATATGGCAACCTGACGTTTCTTCGAGTCGAGTACCTGTGCAACGGAGTAGTCTCCATTTCGGATACCCATACTTGAATCTGCGCCAATGACATACTGCATACCTTCATCATGTTTGCGGTAAGTGGTAAGTTCTCCCCTGATATTAGGTAGAAACTCATCACCTTCTAAAGCCAGCCTGTCTTCTACATCCCTTGAGTTATCAAGTGACTTCTGAAGCTGCTGGGGATTGAAAACGGGACGACCAGTCGTCAAGAACGCTTCAGAAGGCTCCGAAGGGTATTCTTGATGAAATAGGTCGATCCCGTTTTGAGCGATCTTCCGTCTGCGGAACATAAGTTGTTCATCTGAGAGGTCGTGCTTCTCAGAGAGTTCCTGCTCATCTGGAGTTCGCTCGAAGTTCAGTGGTACTTCCTCGATGTAAGTGGGGTCCACAAACCAAGGAATGAAAACAGGTACAAAGCCGTTTGTGCCTTCTACCGCGCCTCTCCACATATCATGGTAAATACCTGTTACACCATTCGCCGTGCTTTCGATAAAGATAGCAGTGCCAGCAGTATTCGGTACAGCTTGAGCCAGACCATTCCATATGTCCTGTGCGGTTGATTTAGGCCAGAAAGCCAGTTCAGAGGCATGGACATGAGTGAGGGTTTCCCCTCTACCAACGGAATCACCACCTGCTGTGGCAACGACATAGCTCGAATCAAGGACATCAAAAGACAATTCCCTTCTACTACTGTATTTGGTGTGAGGTTTCAGTATATCGGGACAGTGTTCATGGTAACGCTTCGTTAGGTCGAACAAAGCCCGTGTACTATCGGCATGGTGGGTAATCACCATTGCTTTTCGGGCTTTTTGTTGAGACACAGAAAAGTAAAGGTAGCCGCCCGTGTAGGTCGAAAGACCCTGCTGCCTTGCCTTTAGGATAATAACCCTAATCTTGCCTTCATTTTGGAGTTGTTTGGTTACAGCTTCATCTAGGATTTGCTGTGCTGGGTTGAGTTTTAGCGGAGCAATCTCACCAGCTTTTGTTCTGATAGATAGCGCAGAACGCGCATAAAAAGGAAACTCAGATAGTAGACGCTTACGAACCTGCTTTAGTTTCTGATCCATCATCATCTTCAACTAGCAATGAAGCTAGGAAGTCTTCTGCCCGTGCAACTGCAACTTCTGATTTAGCCACAGGCTTCTGTTTACAAAAGTCTAACACTAGCCGTGCGGCTGATAGACGCTCACGGGTTTCGCCCTGCATACGCATGACTTCGACCGCTGTGCCTAGTGCTTCTTTTGCATACTCATCTTCTACGCCGTACTTTTGTGACATGATTTCTACTACCTTTTCTGCTTCCTTTTTAACTTTCGCTCGGAGGTTATCGGCTTGCTCTTTCCGTAAACCATCTGGAACGCCTTTAGGCCGACCAGCGTTTTTCCTACGCTTGGTTGACCACTGCTTTCTCAGTTCCCGACCCTCTGGGGTTTCCATTAGAGTCGAGAAGTAGTTTTGTTTAGGTGCGCGTTGGGGACATGCGCCGTTGCCCTTTGTGGGTGGCGATTTCAATCGCGGGTTCTTAGGTGCGCCCATCGGGAGACAACTTAGAGTTAGGTTCTACACTGACTTGGCCTATAACACGGTGCATAAATGCTTCTAACTGTTCTAGTTCGTCAAAGTCTAAGTCACCGTTATTCTGAAGCTCATCAAAAGACACGTTGATCTTTTTAACATCACTGTCAGTAAGGTTTTCACCTTTCTGTAGCATGTTTAATATGTCAGCTCTCAGCTCGCTCATTTTGGAACCTTCCCATCCTTGAGTATGGATTCTATCAATTTCACAAACACTGGGTCAACTCTCTCCGTGTTTCCCATGAAGTATGTGGCAAAGTTCTCACAGAACCATTCATGACTGTTCCACTGTGCGTAATGCTGGAACTGACGAAGATTGTTTTCGCTGGTGTCAGCCTCAATGTCAGCTATGGCTTGATGAAAGGTTTTGTTGTTACCAGCTTTTATTGAGACAACCTCGCTTTTATGGTCTCTCAACCAATCCTCAATAGGTCTGGTATAGTTTCGCCTGTTTACTTTTCCACCTAGTTCAGACATCAAAGGGTTTGCTTTATCACCTTTATATTCATTTCCAAAGTAGGCGTGAACGTGATGACCCATTTCGTGATACATCGTATGCCGAGCTTGCTCTAATCCGGTATCTGCATAAGCATCACCTACCACTGGGCGATCCCTAAGTGGGTCTCCTAGTTTCCAATTAGACTTGTTTAGATTATCATTGGTAAGACCACGCGCCTCAAGAGCAAGGCTGCTACCCTTTTTATTGTTTTCGTTTATTTTAACAGTTAAGTCGGCTCTTTCTTGGCTTCCCTGTGGAAGTGACTCTCTTTGCCTTCGTAACTCTTTGTTCTGTTCTTTGACATCTCTGATCTGTGATTTTAGAGCATCTACCTTTGCTCTTCTTTCTTCTACACTAATGTCAGATGTAGACTGATCAATACCAATAGAGTAGCGGTAGAAAGCGTCAGCGTTTAGCTGCATTACCCCGTCACCCATGTTTGCACCATAAGACCCGATACCGTGTTTAATACCTCTGACCCGTGGTACATTAAACTTGTCTGCTATTTGATCAATTTCATTCTTGAGTGATAAGACTATAGAAGCACTTTCTTTCGTCCAATGGGCTTTTGGGAAAGTTACCGCACCAAAGTCTGCCGCCGTGCGACCCTTATACTGCGAGGAATCCTTGTTATAATAACGGGGGTCTTGTGCTGCCTCTTTTAGTTGTCTGCGAAGTTCTTTTGCTGCCTCAGTAGGGATCATAGTATTAAGAGTCTCTGGGGTAACGCTTGGGGTAATTGCATTACTGTTAGATTGCTCTTGCGCTGGTTGCTCTGGTTGAGGTGGCTGTGGTTGTTCTGGCTGTGGTGGCTGGGGCTGTTCCGGCTGTGGTGGTTGAGGCGGCTGCGGCGGCTGTGGTTGTTCAGTACCCTGCTGTGGCTGCTGCTTCATGATCCGGTCAAGGTATGGAGCCATGTACTTTTGAACGGCTTGCATATCTGCACCCTTTTGGACTGCACTTTCCATATCCATTTGGATAGCTCGAACAGGGTCACTACCAATCGTTCCGTTAGCGTATTCTTGCAGTCTCTCTAGGATAAGACCTTTTGTTAAAGGGTCTAAACTACCGTCCTGCTGCACAGCGTCTATCAAGGCGTTAGCTGCTGCAATGTTTTGGCGTTTGCCTTCTTCGTATGCTCGGCTGCGCCGTTGTCCTTCTTGGTACTCCCCAAATGCTCTCGGCTCTGGTGGGTTAGGCTGGGTTGCACCTGCTGCTTCATAATTGTCTTTAACAAAGGTGATAAGCTCGTTCAGATACTTAATCTCTCCACCCTTCTTCAAGCTACGCATTGCGCTTTTAGCCGACACGAAAGAACCCGATGTTAATGGGTTATTCCTGATTATGTAGGCTAGAGTTTTAACCAGATTTGGTATGTCCATACCTGTGGCACGGAGAAGAACATCTTGAGGACTGCCGCCTGTGTAGCCTTGACGCTCTCTGGCACCTGAGTCCCAAAGCTGTTGGTTAATAGCTTGTTTGCGCTGCTCTTCGGCTTGCTTTTCAGCTTGTCTTTTTAGCTGCTCTTTTCTTGCTTCACGCTGTTTCACAAGAGCAGCCAGTTTCTTCTGCCTACGCTCTTCTTCCTTGCGTCTGTATGCGTCAATAGCTCTTGAGCGTGTAGAGATGGTTGAAGTAGTGCCTTGGCCTTGGCCTGTGTTCTTCTTGATGTACCGTGCAACGCGGCTTCTGCGTCCAGTTACAGCATCAATAGCTCTACCTGCTACAAATCCGGCTGTTTGGCCTATAAGAGACACACCACCTGTTTGCGCGGCTGCTCCACCTGTTAAAAGTGGGCGAAGTAGACGTTCAGCGTTGATTGCGCTTCGGTCATACCCTGCACCGCCGCCCATTGGGGCTAAAAGGTCTGTGTACTGGGACACCCCACCGACATAACCAGATTTATGAAGAGCTGTGAGTTCGTTACTCTCTCTAATAGCGTTGAGGAGTTGCTGGCCTTCTAATGTGCCACCCACTAGCTCTTCTAAAGCGGAAATGTCTTGTGTGCTTACAATACCTTTGACCTTATTCTTGGCTGCACTGATAGCGTTTCGTGCGTTTGCCTTCTTTGCGGCTAACTCTGCCGAGTCAGTAGGCTTTTCGTTTAAGCTGAAGGTTGCATCTTTGTTAATGCTGGACACAGCAAGGGTGATATCCTTAACGATGTCTTTGTGGGCTACATCTACAGCGTCTACTGCACCTTTGCTGCCCATCTTACCGACATTGTTGAGGTTCATGCCATTCTGCACAGCGATGTTCTGCAAACGATTGGCAAAGTCTGACCGAGCAGCTTGTACTTCTGGCGTTACAACCTCTGGGGCTGTGCCAGTTACGTTCTGGATGCCGCGTCCGGTGGCTTTTGCAGTCTCTAAAGTGGTTGTTGTGCCACCA